TCTTGGCGCCCAAGCGCGTCTGCACCGATGTGTGGCCTGTTGAGCAACCTAAATGGGCTCCTGATGTGCCATTGGCCGTGGCCGTGGGCACACCCAAGGAACGAAGCGCAGCGTTGCGCTCCAAGGCGCAGATCGTCGTCAGCAATTACGACAACATCCAATGGCTGGCCGAGCAGGCGCTGGACTTTGACGGCGTGGTGTTTGACGAACTGACGCGCCTGAAGAACCCATCAGGCACGCGTTTCAAAGCGTTGCTAAAGGTGCTGGATCCCATGACCATTCGTTGGGGTTTGACCGGCTCCTTCACCAGCAACGGCTTGGAAGACGTGTTTGGCCAGTGCAAGGTTGTTGACCAAGGCTTGCTTGGCCGTTCTAAAGGCGCGTTCATGCAGCAGTATTTTGTGCTGATCAACAAAGAATTTGGCGAGTGGGCACCACGTGTCGGTGCGCTGGCCGGTGTCATGGAACGCATCAAACCGGCCACCTATGTGCTGGAAGCTGGCGAATACGCCGACAAGCTGCCGCCGTTGCATGTGATTGAGGTGCGGTGCGATCTGGACGACCGCAAGCCTTACGAGAAGATGAAGGCCGACTTCATGGTGGAGTTTCCAGACGCCAAGGCCGTAGCGGCCAATGGCGGTGTTGTCACCGGCAAGTTGCAACAGATGGCCAGCGGGTTTGTGTACGACACACGCAAAGAAGCCTCCGAGACACCTGGTAAGTTCATTGTTACACAGACGCCAGTGTGGTTTAGCGCGCACAAATTTGACCGTTTAGAGGAGTTGTTGAATGAGAATCAAAGAGCAAATACGATCATTGCTTACACGTATCAAGAGGAGTTGGCAGAACTTAAGCGCCGTTACCCCCACGCCCAAACGCTTGACGACAAAGATGCCATTCAACGTTGGAACGCGGGGAAAGTCGAGCTCTTACTGGTGCATCCGAAATCGGCAGGCCACGGGCTCAACCTTCAATTTGGCGGGTGCAAAATCATTTTCTTGTCCTTGCCTTGGTCGTTGGAACTGTACGAGCAGACCATCGGACGTTTGCACCGATCAGGACAAAAGCACGACGTCTGGTGCTACGTCATGCTGACCAACAAGACTGTGGACGAAAAGATTTGGGGTGCGTTACACGACAAGCGCGCTATATCTGATATTGCAATGGAGGAGTTGAAATGAGTGTACGTTTGAACAACTGGAAGACCCAGCTTAAGGCTGAGAAGTCTATTCAAAAAATCTATCAACGCGACTTTAATGCGGCTTGGCGCAAGTTGAGCAAGAGCATGGCGCTAACTAAAAAACTGGAGGACAAAGTTGCAGCTTACTTGGCGAAAACTAAATGAAGAACTCAAAACCTTTGATGAAGACAAGGTTTTGGAAATGTTGAACCATGAGCGCGCAAACGCCAGGCGTGTGGTGGTGCTGGAGCGACTGCACCAACGCTACACCACGCTACGGGCGTCGCGTGAGCGCATTGAACTTTTACAGGAGGCTAGACAGCCATGAAATATCTTTTACTTTTACTGATGAGCGGATGTGCGGCGGGGTCATCTTGGAACGCCAGCATGATGGACGGCTCGATAGGTGGCAACACCGCTGAGCAGAAGATGGTGCTGGACAAAGACATCCACGCCATGAGCCGCAACGAGGTCATCTTGGCCGTGCAAGAGTGCGAAAGCTCTGGCTTGCGCGCTGTGATGGTGTTTGGCAAACGCAAGATTAACAACCACACCGCTGACGTCGTGGCTGACGTGACGTGTGCTCCTAAGTACAGGTACTGACATGGCTATTACAGTAATTGGCAAAACTAATTTGGAACTGCACGGTCAGTTGACGTGCGCGGTTTGCGATAGGCCGGTCGATAGGATTGAATATGTAAAAGATCCTTATTGCAGAAATGGCGTAAATTTTCGGGCGTATTGCCACGGCGACACAGAAACAATATTTCTTCCAGAGGAACTTATTTGGGACAGCAGTATAAGTTTTGGTAAAGCCTTTCTGTCACAACCACAATTGGAGAACAAATGACACCAATCGCATATATCAATGTCGAAAAGCGCACACTGGAATTTGCAGAGCCAATCAAATGGCATACCCCTACTGTTGTAAACCTAGACCGCATTCCCTTGTTCACCAAAGAAGCCTTGGCACAGCCAGAGCAAGAGCCTGTACGCATCATGGGCTTCAACTGCAAATGCGGTAGACGCATGGAAGTAAGCGCAGAACAAGGCGTAGTACCAGCACCACAGCGCACATGGGTTGGGCTGACACCTGAAGAAGTCGAAGATGCGATTGTGGAAAGTAACTTGTTGGATGACTACCCGCAGGACTTTGTTGCAATCATCGAAACCAAACTCAAGGAGAAGAACAGTGCTTGACCGATTAATCCTGAGCGCGGTCCTCGGTACGGTAGGCTGGAACGGTTTATTCCCGGACCCGCCTGTGCCCCCAGCACCAATGTCTTTGCAAGCAAAAGCCAAGTACAAATCTGTCAGCGCCGTGTGCGCCAAGAAAAAGAAAACCAAAACGGTGAAAGAAATGTGCGAACGCTGGGAGAAACACAATGCTTGAAGCAATTAAAACATTTTGGGGCAAGGTCCGTGGTCCTCGGGGCGCGAGGCAGACCATCGTGGAGCAAGGCTTTGTGTGGCGTTGCATCAAATGCAACCTTATTTTTCTAACCAGAACAGCAGGAGAGCAGCATGACTGTAAAGAACGCGTTTGATTGGAAAGCCTACACCGACGAGGAACACGCCAGACGCGGTGACCCATTCAAAGACATCAAACGCAACGCTGTGATCAGCGCCAACGTCACCGAAGGCATCCACAAGATTCGCGAGAAAAAGCCCACGCACGGCACGATCTTTGGCATCACTGAGAAACGACTTAGCCTCAGAGCGCCAGACATGATTCCTATTAAAGGCTTTCAGCCTGGTAACAGATTTGGCAAGGGCGGCATGCGTACCAACGCAGGGCGCAAATTGCCACCGATTGACGAGCGCCGCGCAGTGGCGCTGTTCAACGAAGGGTTGACCAAGAAAGAGATTGCCGATAGATTTGACGTACCGTACAAATCAATGCTGACGTTTTTCAAGAAAAAGGGGTTGATAAATGCCAAACTTTGAATTGTGGAGCCAAGCCAACTTGGCCAAGTTCGCTGCCGAAGCTTACGCCAAGATGCAAGAGCAACACGATCTGATCCAGCAGTTGCAAAACGACTTGAAAGACGCCATCAAGGCTTACCGCGAGGTGGTGAAGTGATTGCCACCGTGCTGGCGCTGTTCGTCGGTGCCGTCATTGGCATTGGCGGCGTCGTCTTGCTGTTGTATCTATTTGCTGACTAGACGTTGCGCTCAAAGTGCGGGCAGTCCACCAGATTACTGAAATGGCCGCCCCAACGGTTCTTGGGGTGCAACGACTCCCAGTAGATGCCCAGCGGCTCAATCGTGGCCTTGTCCCAAATGATTTTGCCGTTCTTGAAAAAGTTCAGGTCAATGGCGCAACGCTTCAGGTGGATGCTGTTCATGGTTTTGGAGCGGCCTGTCTTGAAGTAAATAGCCTGCTGTTCAGGGGTTCTGGCCAACTCACCGCCAGTAACCATGAAACCTTGGTCGGTGGCGTACTGGATCAGTTTGCAAGCATCCAATAGGAACGCGGCTTGTTCGGTGTTTAGGCTCATTTCTTCCTCATTTCTGCCAGTTTTTCCACGGTTCTGCCGCCGAAGTAAGCGCCCATGATGAGCATTCCCCAGTTACCCAGCAACGTGACGTAGGACTCGTTGGCGTTTAGACCATAGGCTGACATCATGGCAAACAAGAAGTACCCCAGAAAGATGGCTATCAGGCTCATGGGACGGATGTTTTTGGACAGCCAAGAGTCAGACGCCATGTCCGCTTGCCAACGATCTGTGATGTTGTCTGCGTCGTTTTGCGCGGCCTTGGCGAGCATTTCCATTTCGGCCAACTCCATCTTGGCCTTCTCAATACCCAACTCCAGCAGGCGCTCCTCATGGGCGTATTGCAACTCTCGCAGCTTGGCCACGTCTTCTGGCGTGGGCGCATCGGGGATCTTTACGCCCAGCGTGTTCTCGACCACTTCTTTGCCCTTGGCTTGGATGGCGCTTGAGAGCAGGCCCAGGCCGTTTTGGGCTAGTGTGCCGAGCAACGATGCAACGATAGGAATCATTTCTTCTCCTCAAGTTGAGTAATAAGGCGGCGAATAATGGCTTGCTGTTGTTTGTTTTCTTGTTGCAGCAATAGCATATCAAAATACATTGATGCCATCATGTAAAAAAACAGCGGCAAGATCAGCATCATTGCGATGAGGGTCAGCACAAAAACTACTTGGCTGTGGTCATTTGTTTTATCGACCATAGGAGGAGGTGGAGGTATATAGTAACTGTCAGAACTGCCCCGATTATTAGGGCTTTGTCTTGCAGATTGCTGAGTCTTTTTCTGCGTTGCCATTTGCGTTGCATCTCCATCTGGCGTTCCAGTTCAATCTGCTTTTCGTTTTCTTCGTTCAGTTTCTTATATTCTTCCTCAAACCTTGACCAGACGGCACCCAACGCTGGGTCTGTGTGGTAGATCAAAAACTCGCGCAACTCGACTGCTTGGCGCTCCAACTCAATTTGGTGAAACACATTTTCAAGTGCTTGGGCTTTGAGTGATTTGGTTTTGGGTGGATCAAGCTCTTGGCGTTTGACATCTTTTTTGATTTCTTCGTGCGCGTCAAAGAACTGGCCGATGAACCCAGAGATCTCTTTGGTTATCTTGTAGACATCTGTACCAGCGGCCTTTGCGTCCTTGTACAAAGCCACGCCTTGTTTAATGCCCGCAATTGCAGCCAATGCCAATGTGATCGGTTCAATTTACAGCCCCAATATCTTTTTGACCAACTCACCGGCAAAGCCTGGGCCAAGCAGCACAGCACCAATCAACACGTAGAGCAAATATTCAATCCGCGTCATACGCTTGTCGCCTTCAGTGAACGACTTTTCAATTGCAGTGTACCGTTGAGCGCAAACAGCTTCGTGTACAGCCAATTTGGTAGGTGTTTCGTCAGTCATGGTGCAAGAACGTTTTGGTTTTGGTTTTCGGGAGCCAATGCGTTTGTTACGCCAATAGCTATTGGCGCTGTTGATTTTTGTGCCCAACTTTTAGGATCCGACAGCAATTTTGCAATTCGATTACGTTCAGCACCAGGCAAAGTCTCCAACAAATTTGCGGTAGCGCCTGGTGTTTTGAATGCTTCAGTCAAAGCACCCAACGTTTTTGCGCCAATCTTGTTTTCAAGAATTTGCATGGCCTTGTTGGTTGTTGCCGCCACAGCGGTAATGTAAGACGGCAGACGAAACTTAGATAAGTTTTGCAACATCAATTCTTTAAGCGCCTCTTGGCCACCGGCCACTTGGGTCTTGATATTAGCATCACGAATCACTTTAGACGCTTGGTCTTGCAACACGTTCATAGTGTTTTCGCTTACTTCTTTGGCGATGTTATAGCTACCAGGGCCAAGTATTTTTTCCACTGCGTCAGGCGATTCGCCTTCAACCAAACGCACAAAAGCGTCTTTGTTGGTCTTGTACAAGTTAAGGGCTTCGCCGGAAAGTTTTTTCTCGGCGATCTGTTGCATGCCTTTGGTGTAGTCAGCCAGATATTGTTTGTATCCTGTACCCCCCGCAGACTCAATTGCGTCCACAATTACAGGTTTAATTTTGGTCAATACGCCTGCGGCCAATTCTTTTTGTACTTTAATGTCAGCGGCGGGGTACAAATCACGAATTGCGGCGTTGACTGAATTTTTACGAATAGCGTCTAACGCCCATGCGTCAATAACGCCTCCGCTATTTGTCCATTCAGATACATCTTGCGCTACACGTTTAAGTGCGGTGGATACGTCACGATTGCCTGCAAATTCTCGCTTGCTGGCCATCTGAGTAATGCTGTTTACGATTGGCGCAGTTTCTAGTGGCTTGATACCCGCGCGGTTTAGCGCGTCAGATGCCGCTTGGCTAAACCGTGATGCTTCGCCCAGTTTTAACGAACCAGTGGCCGCGTCAGCAGCCGCTTTTTCAGCCATTGCAGGCAAGTCACCGCCCACGTATGTGTATTTGGCCGCGCCGACAGGTTGACCTTTTTCAATCAATTGAGTGCGGGCCAAAGCTTCGGCCCGTGGGCCTGCGGCAGTGAAGCGACGTACGTCTTGCACTTTGGCGGCGGCTTCAGCAGCCAAACGGTCAGCTTCGCTGGCATATTGTTGAGTGGCTTGGCCAAGGTTAGCGCGAGCCAGCGCGGACTCACGTGTAGGGCCGGTCAACGCGTTTAAATTGCTTTTTGCTACGTCAGACGTTGCGCGAATATCTGTGGCTGTAGCGCCGCCTGCCAATTTGGCAAGCGCATTGACGCCTTCAGCCTCGTTCATGTTCTTAAGGTTCAACACAAACTTAGGATCGCTGGCCAAACGACGCTCAATCAACGCCTGCCATGTTGGATTGGTTATGCTAGCCGTGGCTTGCGCGGCGCTGAGATCAGCAGGCGCATTGCGAAGTGCGTTAAGCACTTGAGGTAAGTCTTCACCCAACGCGCCTCTGGCAATCTTTGCGGCTTTCTGCGCGGGGATTTGCCGCAAGTCTGCTACGGCACCAATCACCTTACCAATATACGGTGCTACAACACGCCCGCCCGTTTCAAAGGTTGCGCCTTCAAGCACGTTTTTAACTGGTTCGGTAATGGCTTCCGCGCCTTGACGCGGCGCTTTACCACCCATGTAAATGTCAGCTAAATTAAGCGCCTCTTTGGCCATTCCGTAACCTAAGCCTGCGCCGCCAACTACGCCTGCAGGGCCAAGCGGAATACCAAGCGCCGCGCCGCCTGCCGCGCCCAAGGCTTCAACCGTTGGCGCAAGATATGGCCGCACGGTTTCGTACATGTTGAGTTCTTTGCGTTGCGCGGGTATTTCAGATGGCGGCAAAACAGGCGCTTCCAATTTAGAAACGTCGTATCCATTGGCTTTCAGCTTGGCCGTAAGGTCAGCCTTAGACATGCCATCAGGGACATTTTTTATGACTGTGCCGTCAGGCAAGCGGACATCCATTATTTTAGGCTCCCAAAGTCAACGACCTTGCCTCCAGCAGCAGGCGCAATAGATGCGCCGCTTTGATTCTTGTAATCATAGGTCATGTCGTATGCTTCTCGCACCCGCTGTTTGGCTGCTCTGGTCGCTGCCGCCGCGTCTTTTAGTGATCTGCTTAGGTCAACCGTATCTTGGGTACGGTTAATAGGCGCAAAGGCATCACGCAAGTATTGACCTTCTTGGTTTGATACGTTACCCAACGCGCCGCCAGTAGGCGATGATGCGCGCATGTTTTGCAATTCTTGAAAGCCCCCACGCGCCACAATACTGTCGTACAACGCTTGTGCGGCCCTTGCTTCTTTGGTAATAGCGGGAGTGCGACCGTAAACCAGACCCGAGATTCCAGACAGCCCAGGATGGGTCGCCAATTTTTCCAAATCAGCCGCCAATTTGTCTGCGCTTGATTCAAAAGTTTTGACCGCAGATGTGGCAGCAGGGAATTTAGCTTCACGCGCTTGTATTTCTTTTGGTGCCAATCCTTCCATTGCGCTGGCAGGCGTCATCTTTCTTGCCAACGCTTCTTCGCGGGTGACAAAGACTTGTTTTCCAGTGACTGGATCAACAACCGCTACAGGCGGTTGAGGTTGTGGAGGTTGAGCAGGCGGGCGGCTTGCGGCGGCAATGCGAACTTTTTGTTTTTCTTCTTCGGGCGACAACATACGCTCTTGACGTTGTGCATCGCGGAAGGCTTGGTAACCTGCTGGCGTCAACGGGTAGCCTAATTGCTTCATTAACACTGCGTCTGGGGCTATTTGCGGCTTAGTCAGTTCGGCCAATTCTTTTTCTCTAGCTTGCGCCCATGCCAATGCTTGCGGTGTGCCGAGCGCATATGCCGCGTCGATCTTTCGACGCAAATCGGCGGCGTCTGGTTGTGACGTAAGTTGATTAACTGGTACAGCAGGTGCAGGGGCTAATCGATTTTGTGTTCCGACTGGCGGTAATTCAGCGCTTGTAACCGCCGCTGATCGTTGCGCTACTGTGGGCATTGGAGCAGCAACTATAGGCGAGGCATTTACATCAAACGTACCTGAACTTAAAGCGCTAGGTGAAGGCGCGATAGGCGGTATGTTTGTTGTAGTTGCTGCGGGCTCATTTCTAAGCAGCGCGTCAAAATTTCTTTGATTTTGTAACGCTTGCTTGCCTTTAACACCAATATCTACAAAATGTGGGATACCTGATTGAATCATTTCATCGAAGTTGGCCATCATATCTGGTGATTTACCATTAGCAACAAAAGCTTGTTGCATTTTGGCCAGTGCGTCGCGCTCTCGTTTTGCTTGTTCAACTTGCAACTGCAAGTTTTGCTGAGTTAACACGCCAGACTGAATCTGCTGTTGCGCCAACTGATTGCGTTGTTCTTCTTGTCGGCCAGCGGCGATGTTGCCGCTGATGTTCATTGGTTGAAGTATTCCAAAATCAAGTGGCATGGTGTGACCTTAAAAGTTAATTAATCCAAACGGGTCAAAGTTTTGCGGGCCGCCCAAACCACCACCACTACCACCAACGCCGCGCCCCGCGCCATAAGTTTGGCCAAACAACTTGGCAATGTCGCCGTAAGATGATGACCTAGCTTGTTGCCCCGCCAACAACGCATTGCCTTGATTAACACCTTGTTGCATGTACGCATTGCCCACATTACCGGCCATGTTTGAACCAGCGGTGCCTAATGTGTTGGCTGTGGTTTGCCCAAAACCTGTAAGAGACTGCAACGGTTGCAAACGAGCCGCGCGTTCAGCTTGGTAACGGTTGAAAGCGTTTGTGTATTCTTGACTACCCATGTCTTGACCGTAGCGTTGCGCGGCTTTTAACGCCCCGCCAGAGATTAGCCCACCACGAGCTGCGGCGGATCGGTCAAGCGCCTGCTGGCCTTCTTTCAACCGAAAAGCGTACCCTGGGTCTTGTTGGAAATTCTGCATACTGAAAGGCGTGTACTTGGACGCTTTGACCAGTTCCGGCAGCGCGTTGACACCAACGTCATAGAACGGCTTTTGCAACTCCAATTGTTTTTGGTATTGCTCACGTTGGAGCGCAATGGCGCGGTCAGTAGCGGCAGCAGAAGTATTTGCGGCGTTTTGAGCAGCGTCTGCTTGCTGTTTACCGCCAATTAAACTGGCCGCTGCGGGGATGATGAATGACCAAGGCATAATTTACTCCTTCAGGCTTAACGCCAATTCTTGCATTTCTTCGACGTTGCTGGGCACAATCAGCACTTCGTCAACCGCGTCTTCATCAGTGCAATCGGTGGCGTGTACGCAATACCATACCACGTCTGTGAGCGATTTTATGCCGTGATGCTTGCCTGCGGCAATAGCCAAGCAAGCAGGGGCTTCAACGACCGATTTGACCCCATCCACAACCATCTCAACAGACCCACTGGCCAAGATGGACAGGTGGTCATGCTTGTGAGCGTGTTGCACCAAAACGTGCCCCGCCGGTATGCGAGTTTCTTTGGCGTACACGCCCGAGCTGAAATGGTGATGAATCATATTAGACAAATGACTCATAAGAACCGCCAATTAAAAGTATGTACGCAGACCCGCTGGCAAAATTAGATGCTTGAATAAAAGCGTTAGCAACACTTGAGCCAGAGCCAACTATTTGAATGTAAGTTAAACCATTCATTACACGACCAGTCAAACTTGTAGTTCCTGCTGGGTATGTAAGACCCACACCAGAATTTACACAAGTAACTTGATACCCTGTAGTCAAATTATTTGACTTAATTGGCAACCCTGACACCCTTACTACGCCAGACGCAGTGGTAAATGTTGGCGTAAAAGATATAGAGATTTGAAAGTTAACTACAGGGCCAACTTTCCAATACCGACCATTTTGCACTGTATACGCAACAGACAAATCGCCTGGCGTAGCAAACGTAATAGTTGGTGTAAATTGAATCCAAGTATATGGAAAAAATCTGTCAGTGTTGTACCAAAATTCAGCGCCTGTTTGGATTGTTGGTTGCGGGGCGCTATTACCAGTTGAATAAACAGAAGCTACGTTTCCGTATGAACTGACGCTAGTTCCACTTTCAGCAATCAAGCCGCCAATACCACCAGGGCCCGTTAATTGACACCAAACAATAGTGTTGAACCTTGCAAACTGGGATAAATTTTTCTCATTGCCTTTAAATCGAACACCAGTACCAGTAGATGCAAAATTATATGTGCTGAGTGATTGCATTGTATTTGCATCTGCATTTGCAAAAATCATAGCATCGCCATCACGAACAACAATCTTGATTGCATCGTATGTGTTTTGATTGACGTTGCTAACAGTGTCGCCGTTCATGATCCAGCCAGTAGCTGAACTTGGGTTATCTCCAGCCCAAACAGTTACCTGAGTCCATTCATTAAATTGTGTAGCGGCGTTTGTTTCAGACGGGCCTACGCCAGTAATGGTGTAGGTAGTCGTTGCATCTGGTGCGGTTGTCCATGCAGAAGATACTGTAGCAACTTGCGTACTACCAACATACGAACTGATTGTGCGTGTCTGACCGCTTCCAGTGCCGCCCGTTGTGGTTATGGTTAAACCGTTATACCAGCTATCCCTAGTAACAGCGGCAGTAGCTTGCAACGTAATTGTTGATGCACCTCCTGCTTGTGCAGTGCCACTTACTGTAGATGGCAGGCAATCTTCCCAAATGCCGTAAACAGTTGGGCGAAAAACTAAAATATCTTTAAAAAATGAATGTTTAACTGTGACTGATTTAATTCCATAATTTGCCACATTAGCACAGTCAAGCATAATTCCTTGAACACTTACGCTTTGCAATCCATAGTAAGCACTATTAGGAGTTATCACCGAAAGCATTGGTGTAGTTGTTGGAAATGATGCAGAAGCTAAAATTCTTGTTTTATTTAAAGCAATAAAATTTACGGAGCTTACATTTGCCAAGGTTGGGTATTGTCCTGATCCAGCACCTATAAGAGAAATGCCAGAATAAAGTGTTAGTGTATTGCTAATCAAATAATCTTTGGCCTCAAAATAAACAACGCCGCCGCCATTAGTGTTTGCGGCGTTAATTGCATTTTGAATTGCAGTAGTGTCGTTAGTTGTTCCATCGCCGACAGCGCCAAAATCCGCAACATTTATAGACTGACGAAGTTTAGTTTGTACAGTTATGGTTGATGCGCCTGTGCCGCCTTGCGTGTATCCAACAAGAGATGATCCAGATGATGCGGCAAACGCTGCATATATTCCGCTTAATACGCCGCTTGCATTTCCTGTGACGTTGTCGTATGTCGCAATCGTAACCGCAGCCGAAGTTTGTAAAACAAACTTATACGAGACAGCATCGGTCAACCAAATTTCACCGCCTGACGCTACGCGGCCAGCAGAATTAAGCACAATCGGGTTGCTGTGCGCTGTCGACCCTGTGCTGGTTGTGTATGTCGCTTGTGGTGTGGTAGTTCCTGCGGCGTAGGTGTAAATCAGCCCGCCGGATAAAGGAACGCCGCTATCACTAAAAAATTGTGCGCCAGCACCAGCAAGCATTGAAAGATTGACTGTCATAATTTTCCTTTACCAATTTGCCAAAGTCACATATTTATAACCGTCTTCACCACAATCAGCAAGAAATTCTTCTTTTTGATCCGCAGAGTAATTACGGCATTTTATGCGTTTAAGTTCTTCTCCGACAAGTTCAAGCCAAACGGCCTCTAACGTGTTGGATTGTGTGTCATGGGTCACAGTTGCAAGATACATGGTTATCCCTTACGCAGTTACTGCTTTGATGACAGAAAAGTTGATGACGGGCGCATCAGATGCTACGCCTCCAGTGGTGTAAAACGTGATGTTAAAGCTACCTGCGGCAACAGCAGTCACCAAAAGAACGTACAAATTTGTACCTGATTTTTGGTTAAGAATGATGGTATCAGTTGCGGCAACAGTGCTATTGGTTACTGTAAATGTTGCAGCTATCATTGACCCTGCAGCCGTGAACATAGTAATTGCGCCATTAGTCTTGTTCAGCGTTACGCCTGTAGTACGGGATGTTCCTTGAGTAACAGTGCCGCCTGAACCCGTTGTATAACCAAGACCGCCAGCGCCAAATATTTGGACATCGCCGGAAAAACGATTTGGCGCTGTGCCGTTAGCATAAAAATTGTATCTGTTGGCGGCAGTAGCAATATTGCTATGAAAACCATAATTGTTGGTTGCGCCTGTAAGAGAAGCAGTTGCAGCAAAGCCATATTGATTTGTTACTGTTGAATCGGCGTTAAACGTGCCTTGTGCTGCGTTAAAACAAGCTAATGCAGCAATTGTGTATGGTGTACCACCATTTGCCGCTGTCGCCGCTTGAGAAGCTGTGACAAGGGCGTTTACAGTTACATCTGGCTGGATTGTGGGCGAAACAAGAACGCCATATGCCCCTGTTGCGCCTGTCATGCTTCCACCAACAACTAATCGTCTAGCTGTTAATGCTGTCGAACCAATTCCAAGTGCGCCAGCCATGTAGTTACTAGCATCACCAAAAGCATAAAAATTCCATCGCCCTGTAGCCGCTGCAATACCTCCGTAAAACGCATAGTTATTGGTAGCGCCCGTCAAACTAGAAGACACGTTAAATCCATATGAATTTGCGCCTGATCCAGCCGAACTGTTAATTACGCTGTTTCCATCATATGTAAGTGTTGATCCTGTAGCTAACGCACTTGTGCTACTAGCATAAACAATGCCGTTGGCAGTAAATGAAGAAAGCCCTGTGCCGCCTCTCGTTGTTGCAAGTTGGCCTGTCCAACCAAGAGTTAAAGATGCGGCATTCAGCAATGCAGTGCTGGCGCTTCCACCCAAAGTCAAAGTGACGTTGGTATCGTTTGTTCTGGTTAGCGCAGATCCTGGTACATCCGTGGCTACCAAAGCCCTAAAGGTAGGTACAGCCGCCGCACCAGTTGTAGGTCCAGCCAGCACATAGTTTGCGGTTTTTGTGCCGTAAGGATTTAAGGTGTCTCCATAAGCAGAATCTAAACTAATTGCAGGGGTTGTACCGCCAGAAGAAGAAATCGGGCTTGTGCCAGTGACAGATGTAACAGTTCCACCTGATCCAGTAGCCGATAAAGTACCGCCAACAAAGCTAACTCCAGACCCGATAGTGACATTGCTGAAACCGCCTGACCCATCTCCATACAAAATAGACGTGCCACTTGTTAAGGTTTCCCATGTAGGCGCGGCGCTGGTATTTGCAATCAATGCTTGTTTAGCCGTACCCGCAGCAGTAAACGCATAGGCCGTACCCGTTCCATACGCAACGCCGTAGGCCGTAGGGGTCGCAGAACCGTTTGTACCGCCATTGGCAATACCCAAGGTGCCTGCAAGCGTTATGTTTCCTGTAGTGGCCGCTGCTGGCGTTAAGCCGGTTGTGCCACCGGCAAACGATAATACGCCGGTATTGGTAATAGTCACGTCGCCGGTGGCGTTGGACACTAAAATGCCGTTGCCTGCAATATTTGACAGCACACCAGTGTTGGCCAATGTAATCGCGCCGACGCCGTTGACAACTGAAATACCAGCGCCAACCGCAAGTGTGTTTAGTGAGTACCCTGTACCGTTACCAATTAACAGTTGGCCGTTGGTTGGTATGGTGCTTAAGCCTGTGCCGCCGCTGCTGACTGGAATAACGCCAAGGCCACCACCGACAATGTTGTACAAACTGTAAAACCACCGATACCATTCACGCGAGACTGCTCCCGTGCGCTGATCAATAATTGGCACCCGTGGAGGCGTGATTTGGGTGGCGTTCGGGCTAGTCGCCATAGTTAGGCATTGGTTGGGCTTATGATCAATTCAGCCCCCATGATGGCGATTTTGTTGGGGTCAGTACCTGAAAGCTCGTACACGCGGTCGCGCAGCTTGAGTGTCATGCCCAGCCGACGCCAGAAGGTTCGTTGGCCATAAACACCAATTTTGCCAAGCGGTGACCAATGCTCATTTGACCAAGTGTGACCGCCGTCGTCTGACCAACGCAACATAACCGCAGGATCAGAACCTTGGCCAGTATTCAAACCAACGCCTGCTTCACAGTCTAATTGCAAACTGTGGTGCGCCGTGCGTTTGAGGTTGTTTGTGCCGGTTGGCAGCGCCCGCCATGAGCGCAACCACTTCTGGACGCCGCCATTGTCAGCGTAGATGTCCAAGTCAAACGTGTAAATGTTGCCATTTTCAAAATCGCCGACAATGATGTTGCCGCCAAAATTGCATTGGCAATTGCTGCGGTGCCGCATAAATTCGCCGTTGTTCCACCCTGCCCGTTCATGCCAGGCTTGAGTAGCCACATCATAAACCCATGTTGCGTTGCCGCTTGGAAATGTCAGCACGTAAAACGAATGGCCTTCTTGCTGATAGGTGTACGCAATAGCGTCAGAAATGTTGCCGTATTGGGCGATAGCGTACTCAACCGCATGGGTGGAAATACGAATGCCAGTGTAGCCATTTGCCCTGTAGACAATACCTTGGCCACGGGCGTCAGTGCCCAACCAGAACAGGCCATTGTCCATTTTGGCGATTGTGTACGCCGACACGCAACCAATCTCGTTAAAAGCACCTTGAATGCGCTGCAAAGGAAAATCAGCTAGCCCAGCGTCGTACCAGACTTCGACCGAATCGGTGCCAAACACCCACAGCTCGCGGTGATCGGAGATCAGACCCACCACGCCATCAGGTGAGCCTTCAGCACTTGCAAAGTCCAGCGGATCAACTGATGTTCCATCCAGCAACTGCGACACCCAAATGATCTGGCTGTTGGGCTGGTTGAAGACAAAGTAGCCGTCAAGATATGCAACTGTCACCGCGCCAGCAAAATCAGGGTCGGTGATCTGGGCGAACACGCCGGTGGTTTCGTTGTAGATGTAACCGTCAGGATTGCAGGCAAAGAAGATCTGAGTGCCGTTGTCAGCAATTGACACGGGGCCAGTGCCCGACACAGTGCCAAGCAACTGCGGTGTGGCCGTCAAACCAGTTAGTTTGTAGACTTCTTGGCCAGACACCACATAAAAGTCGCTGCCATTTGTTTGGTGCGCCCACAACGCGCGGATCGGGCCAGTGCCTACGGTTTGCAGAAAGTTAAGTCCTGGGGCACGGTTAAGAAACCCTGCCTCTTTGCCGCCTTCGGGGATGACTTCTGGAAACAGGTTGACCATGCGGTTGTCCGCAGCGTTGATACTGCGAGCAACATAGGCCGACCCAAGAATCGGCGTCTTCATCAGTAATTCCCAGCGTAGATGTTAAACCGCTGGCGTGTGGCCACAATGGCGTAAGGCATCGACATCACGTCGTCAGGGTTGTTGATGCGCTTCAGGTTGCGTTTGCTGGTCATGGCGATGCGTTGCACTTGCGGGCTTGGCTCAACGCCAAACTCTGGCGCAAATTCCATTGCCAAGTTGTAGGTGAACGCTCGCAAATAGCCTGGTGGGAACAAAATATCGGTCACCAAAGTAGCAGGCTGCGTCAGTTCTTCCACTGAAATAAAGTGCCATTCCAAGTCCCGTGTGGGCCTTGGGTAGATGTACATTTCAATGTCAGGATAGGTCATATTGACAAAAATGACCTGTGGATACGTGGAAGTCACAGTTTTGACCGCAATGCCGTCGTACTGTTGTTGGTTGATAAATTTGATGCCAAAAGACACGTTGGTGCCTGGATCGCGGTAATAGGTGGCATCGTCCAACAACACAGGACGGTTGCCGACAAAATTACCGGATGGGCCTAGTGTTCGGCTAATTTCACCCGAAGGCCAAGTAAAAATTTGGTCTTGGGTGCTAAAAACTGACAGGCGTTCGGTGTTCCATGAATCAATCATCTGATTCAATGCCATCAAGGCGTCTTGGGACACGGACGCAGAAGGTGTTTCACCTTCAGCCAACACACCAAGCAATCGTAATGCTCTATTGATTTGATCGCCAGCAGTGTAGATGGCCATGTTTATGCTCCTTGTTCGACCGCCCCAGTTGGTCGGCTACGACGACGTTTAACTTCCAGTTCGTTGACGACAGGAGCCGCCTCAACAGGCGTGTCTAAAGTATAGCGCACCCAACCATTTTTTTCATCTTCTTCTGCTTCAAGCTCCATGTTTGCAACTTTGGCACCGTGGATCGGATGAGACATGTAGATAATGGGCATAATTTGAAAAGGGGCTGTTTAGGCCCCTTGGGTTGGTTTATTGATTGTGAATCAATGCAAAGTTGATCACAACAGCTTCTGACAGCGAACCAGCAGAAATGTTGCGAACTGTGATGGTTGCCGCGCCTGCGCTCAGGCCCGACACCCAACAGTTGTAAGCGCCAGCAGTTGCGCCAGAGCCCACATTCAAAATCAAAATGTCGTTTGCAGAAATGAAAGAGTTAGTCAACGTGAATGTCACGTTGGTGGTAGCTCCCAAAGCCGCATTGTTCATTGTGATTTGGCCAGCAGACTTGTTTAAGGTCACGCCGGTGGATTTGCTTGTGGCTTGCGTCACAGTACCTTGAGCGTCAGTTGTATAGCCCAATTGTTCGCCGGACAACACATACTGTGAGCCGATGATGTCTTGGTCTGTAAAAGCAACGCCGATTGGTTTGGTATTTGACATGTTCGTTCCTTTAAGAAAGGGGGCCGAAGCCCCCAGTCAGGTTTACATCAAAAATGCAGAGTAAGCTGCGTCGCCAGTCTTCACAAAACGGTATGTGTACGCACCGAAACGTGGGACGGTAACAGAGCCATAGATCGTGATGCCGGTACCAGTTGTGATTGGAACGGTAGACGATGCGCCTGTATTGTTGTTGTTGCAGATAGTCAAGTTAAAAGCTGAACCAACTTTTGCACTTGGGATAGCTGCATCAAGCAACGCTGCGGTAGGCAGAGTCACTGTCAATGTCGCGCCCGCCGCTTTTTGGC